CACAAGTGAAACAGGAACTGGAGCAAGTGGGTTTGAAATCCAAACTTCTTCTTCGGTGAAAAGGCCTGGTGTGTATCAAAACAATAATGGTCAACTTTCATCAACAGAAAAACTTCAAGATAATTATAGATACCAGAATCATTCTTACGTCATACGAACCGAAGCAAATTTAAGCGAATACAAAAATACCATAAAGGATTTAGTTCACCCGGCAGGTAAACTTGTTCTTGGTGATTATTTTGTATACCGACAAGAAAAATTAAACGCAGCTGCGGATGGATATGCTCTTCGCAATTTAGAAGAACCGTTTTTTGCGAATTATTTCCCATACACGATTGCTACAATCGCCGATGGGGCTACTACTGAGATTGGAATATTTGGTGTTTTGTCTTCTGAATTTGATCTCAGAGGTATTTCTACCGAAGGATTAGATGGAAACGAATCAAATCTTTATATTGATTATTTTCCATATGGTTATGATGGTGCAACGGGATATACAATAGTCGAAGATGACATCGAAAGAACCGTTCTCGGTGAAGGCATTTCTGGTGGTTGGGATGTTCAGAACTTTAATAGATTCGGCGGAATTGGTGCTACGCAGGAATTCTTTGCGAGGAAGTTGGTTGGTGGCTCATTGGAATACACTGGGACAACTTTGCCTGGATGGCCTTCTGATGGTGTTGACTTTTGGATTGTTCACCCACATCCAAATACATGGCACCAAAGTATAACATCTGGAATTAGTTGGGGTGCGATCCCATTAAATAATTTCATAAGAACGTCATACAGTCTAAGTTCTCCACCAGATCAAAGTTCTGAAAGTAATGTACAAGGACTGTCAAATTTATTTGGATAAATAAAAAAACAGGAAAGTTATAAATGACCAATCTACAGTTTTCTTTTAATATATCGGCCGCTGAAGCATTCTTAGAAGATATTTCGAGGAATCAAAATTCTTATTTTCTCATGATTTCAAGACCACAGGCGTGGCCAATTGAGGAAACACCACCTTCGGTTGTTGATTCTGTTTCGGATCAAATCGGAGTGTGGCGAGATGCTATCGCTGCAAAACGAATTGATGTTACTGATATTCGATTGGTAACTGATAGACATGATTGGACAAGTGGAACCGTATATTCTCAGTTTTCCGATGTTGATGAAATGTTTAGATCGGCCACATATGAATCAAATCCATTTTACATTCTCACTTCAGAATCTAAAGTTTATAAGTGTTTAGACAATAACGGCGGAGCTGAATCCACAGTAGAACCAACACACACATATTCAGATCTACAAACAGCGGGTGATGACGGGTATGTCTGGCAATTCATGTATCAACTCTCGGAAGATGATTTTGATTTTGTGACCGAGAATTATATACCCGTTTCTCTCGCTGGTTCTACTACAAAAATTGGAACGATTGAATATTTACAAAGAGAGGTTCAGGAAAACGCAAAAGCAGGCGGAATTTTTAATATTCGAGTGACCCAAACTGGAAGTTATTGGAGTGATGCAAGAATCCTAAAAAGTGGATTATTAGAAGAAACTTTTTTTACTACCCATAGAGTTTCTAACATAAACAATAATGCTCAATACTATTCAGTTTTAGAAGACAACACATATGACGTTGCTGAATTTTCAGTTACTGGAATGAATAAATTTTCGAGAGACGTTTACAAGAACTGGGCTCTTACTGACCTTGACATGGGTACATCTGTTGCATTACCGGGAACAGAATTCACTCAAATAAATTTCTATAAAAAAATATTAGGGAATAGTGGAGACAGAATTTACACTACACGTTTCGATGTTGATCCTTCTTCAACAACTGGTTTTTATAACATTGTTCCTTATGTCTATGTGACAAATGGTATTGGTTCCACTCTAGAATCGGATGTGGTTGCTTATCCTGTTTTCGATAATCTCGGAGCTACGACGGAACCCGGTATTTTAGTTGATGATGAATTATTCATTCAAGATTCCAAAGTAATTACGAGGGTTCGAGTTCTCGATCCGAGTTCCAACGTATATCAACCATCGGTTAAAGTTTCACCAGAACCAAATGGTGTTGGTCAAGGTGCAGGTTTTTCAGCGGAAGCATTTGCAAGTCCTCTTGGCGGTCATGGATCAAATGCAATTCAAGAATTGGGTGCAAACAAAGTAATGGTTCGTGTGTTTCTGAAAGGTTCTGAGGGTGGTGCATTTGACATTCAAAATGATTTTAGACAGTTCTCTTTACTCAGAAATCCTCAAAATTCTGGATGGACTTCTGGAATACAACAAGGCTCAGTCGCTGGTGTGAAGACTTCAAATTATTCTGTACTAGACCTAAGAAACGATAATAACACTGCAACTATACGATTCGCAAATTTATCATCACACGACGAAAATGCCTTTTCTATAGGGCAAAAAGTCCATCAAGGTGAATATAGTTTAAACCAAGCAAGAGGAACAGTTTTAGAATGGAATTATGGAGTTGCAGGAGTTTTGACAGTTTCCGTAGACAATGGAAAATTCAGAGCAAGTGTAGATCCAGATGAAGTTCCAGATACAGTTTCATCTGGTAGAATCTTTTATGGACTCACGACTGGAACAGGGTACACCGGCGGTGGAGATGGGACAGATTATGGCGGGTTCATTAATACAGTAACTCATTCGAAGAGTTTTACAAATCTTTCATATCCCGTTGGTTCTGTTGTATATGGTATGAATTCTGGGTCAACAGGAAAGGTTGTTTCTTGGAGATCCGATTCGGACGGAGAACGAGGAACTCTTGTTCTTGATAATATTGTCGGCGGTTTTGAAGAACCAAGAGTTTCTGTTGGAGAGCAACTGGATGGGGAACAGGTATTTGGATTCAAATCATTAAATCCGTCTGGTGAGGTTTCTCTTTCTCCGTCTCCAGTCGGAACAATTACAAAAATCACAAAAGTACCAGCCATGGAAGATGAAACACATAGACTCACCACAAAGGTCACAGGATTTTTTACCGATTCAGATTTTCAAATCAAACAAGAATATCTTGACCAAAACATATCAACAACTACTTTCAACTTTTCTGGGTCCATTGTCGGTCTAAATTATACTGAAGGTGTTACATCAGGCCCCAATGGAAGTACGGTTGATTTTTATCTCACAAACACAAACGGTTCTTTAACTGCGGGGAACGTTCTCAGTTTTAATGGTTATACCGCAGAATACATTTCGACTATTGATTCGGAATTCTTACCTTATACGGGACAAGTGTTATACATAGAGAATGTAAGACCAGTACAAAGAAATACAGATCAAGATGAGGAAATCAAACTCATCGTTGAATTCTAGGGAGCAAAGAAAACATGCCTTCATATGACCCGGATCTAACATCAGGTGATCCATACTACGATGACTTTGATGGTACAAAAAACTACTTAAAGATTCTCTTTAAGCCTGGGTTTGCAGTTCAAGCAAGAGAACTCACTCAACTACAAACAAATATTCAAACACAAATCGAAAGATTCGGCGATTATATTTTCAAGAACGGAACTCCTGTCTATGGATCTGGTCTTACTGAGAAAAATATATCATTTGTTCGTGCTCAAAGCCTAAGTGATTCAAACGTAGCCGCAATTGTTGGAGATGTGGTTACTGGTACTGGGGATAAGGCAAATCTTAAAGCTAAGGTTGTAGAAACCGAAACAGGATTAACGTCTGGTTCTGACACTTACCCTGTTCTGTTCCTTCAATACTTAAGTGGAGGTGGAACGGGAGATGATTTCTTTACGGTTGGTGATGAAGTATACAGTTCCAATCAAGGAATTTCTTTTGAAGTAAAACTTAACGAATCTGATAATATTGCTGCGACTGGTGACGCACTTGCGTGTTCGATTGACGATGGTATTTTTTATGTTGATGGGTTTTTCGTTTATGTGAACAGTCAAACTACTGTTCCCTATAAACTTTCAGAAGAAAATGAAATCGAAAAACCAAGCAGTCTCGAAACAGGATTTGCATCTGGTGCTCCGGCCGGAGTCAGACTTTATCAATACCCAACAAACAGAGTTGGTATTCAGATTAACAAGAAAATAGTTGATGCTTTTGATGATCCAACATTGGTAGATCCAGCAAGAGGATCTTACAATTATTCAGCTCCCGGTGCAGATCGTTATCAAGTAGATCCCGTATTTTCTTCAAAAGAATTATCAATCACAAGCAACACACCAACAGATTTCATTGATGAAGATTTTGTTGATGTTCTTCGTGTTGAAAATGGTTCGATTACTCGAAGATACAATCGAACGGAACTTTCAGGACTAGAGGATACTCTTGCACGAAGAACATATGATGAGTCTGGAAACTATACAGTTGATCCTTTCAATGTGAGTGTTCTAAACCACTTACGAGTTGACAAATATCAAGTAGACGTGACGCTCTCTTCATCAACTGAAGTATTCCAACAAGGCGACAATGTATATGTTGGTGGATCTACTGCCGAAGTTTTAGATGTATTGGATCGTACCAACTATATCGGGGCTACTGCACAAAGACTTATTGTTGACATGGAGAGTGGAAGGTTCTTCGTCAATGAAACACTAACAGAGGATGGTGCAAACCCAGTAGCAACTGGAACGATTACAAATGTGACTTTCCTTCCAGACCCAGAAGGAGTTTATTCACTGGAACAAGGTGGTACATCAGATAAACTAGCTCTTTCGGTTTCTCCCGGAAAGGCTTATGTTTATGGTTATGAGTTTGAGACGCAATCTCCAACAAACATCGAAACTGATAGAGCAAGAACCGATGATTCTCTTGAGGGTGTTAACCTAAATGCAATCGTCGGCAATTCTATGATTGCAGAAACTCCCGCTCTTCCTGTTAATGACGAAGCCGTTTTCTATTCGAGCAACAGATTCCTGTCATACCCATTTGACAACACTGCTGTCATTTTAGGCGCGACTGGTTCGTTTGCATATAACAATCTACCTCTGGTAGATTTGAAGAGCGATTATGTTCAAGTAAATATTCCATATAGAGCTAATGAATCGGGAAGAGCAACAATAAGTTACTGGGCACCACTGTTTGCAACTGAGCACAATACCAATTTCGATAGTGTTATGGTTCTGAGTAACTTCTCATCAGCAACTATGGAAGCCTCAGATGCGTCTCTGATCGTTGGACAAGGTTCTGGAGCTTATTATCTGCCAACATCACTTGCTCAAGATGGTGGGTATGATGCAACTGTGAATTTTGCTCCAACACCTAAATTAGACCGACATCTTCAGAAGATAGTTTTCAGTCAAGGTTATCGAAGCGGTGTAAATTATAGAACAACCAAAGGTTTAAATAATGACGACATCAATAACTATGATAATTTCATGGGTCTAGTAGCATCTCAGGGTGTTACATGTGCAGCCGTACGACAAATATTCTTAGGAAAGATAAATCAATCTGTTAATGGTAACGCCGGACCCTCAGCCTATATTCGAGCGGCTGGTACAGTAAGAAGATGGATTCCAGCGGGAACCGTTGCAAACAGAAGAAATAGCGCTTTGATAATACAATCTGCCGGACAAGGTGGATTCAGTAACGTCGGTAATGTTATTCAACAAGGATGGGCTGGAATTTCTGGCCCAACACAAGATTGTACTCCTGTTTCTTATGGATCGAGTATTCAATCAATCACCAATAAAAGTGTTTATGCTTTATCTGTTGCAGATGGATATGTGACAGGACAAAATGGTTATAAGGCTTCTTCTAACTTTGCGGTTGGTGATATTGTTCGCCAGTTCCAATATACTGGAGCGACTACGAATGCAAGCGCTGGTGGATTCACTTTGGGTGGGGGACAATATACCGATCCAGGCACGTTGCGGGAAGCAATCGGTGAAGTAATTGCTTGGATCTTGACCGCATCTGGTCCAAAGTTGTATATCGAAAACATTTCGGGTGTAAACTTCCTTCCGACATGTGGATTCAATAGTGCTGCTTATCCTGGCGTTCTTTCATCTACACCGTTTGATGATACTTGTAGTGGTGTTTCCTTCTCTGGTTTCATTGATCTTGTTACAACTGAAGCTCCAGATAGCGGTGAATCAATCGACTACCAGTTTACATATGGTGTAGTCAGTGGTCATGATGCAGCAATTGATGTTCAACAAATTATATTCGATCCGAATGATGTCGGTTTAGCTCAAAATGGATATCTCAATCTGATGCAAGATGACAGTATTGATGGCATCGGAAGTTCTGATTTTGACAGCGGTGATCCTGCGATAGCACAGACGACTGCACAGGATTTAATAAATCAAGGTATTGTCGGTGACAATTACAAGCATGGTCAATTAGCATATCAATTCACATATAATGACTGGGATGGAACAAAGTTAATTTGGGATGAGTGGAATAACAACTTTAATATCGTGAACAAGGGTGTTGTCATAAGTTGGGATCCAAGTCAGAACAAGTTGATAACTTCGATTTGTGATGGTTCACAGGGTTTCCAAAGAGATCTCGGATACATCTTTGGAATGTACGATGACACTTGTGATAACCAGTTCGTGGGTTATGGTGGAAACGGTATTGCTTCAAATACCACAACACTCAGTTCAGAATCAGTGATCGTAGACATGGAAGGCCCTTATAATGTTACCACAAGAAACTTTACTGGGTTTGGAACCTACACACAAGGGGAAACTGCTTCTCAGTTGTTAGAGTCGAAGAGTAATTTTGCTCCAGGCCGATACTATACAGTTGGAGAAAAAGTTGCTCAAGCGGTCCCAGGCCAAACTCCTACTGGTTATGCAACAGGAACCATAGAAAACTTTACAGCAAGAGATTTAGGAAACTCAGGAGACACTCAAGACACTGTTCTTCTTATAAAGCCGGATCCGGGTCCAAGTTTTGAAGTTGGATTTAACGCCTCTGGAATATTGGAAGGTACTGTTTCAAACGGGGTTTATGTTAAGAGTCCTACTGGTAGAATTACATCAAACGCAAGTGCGTATGGATTAAGTAAATCATTCTTTAGTGGTTCATTAGGAACAGGTGGAAATTCTTCTAATCAATATTACAAGCAAGTTCCTGTTACGATAGGAACTGCTAGAATTCGACAAATAACAGAAGTATCAAACGATGCACATCTCGTTTCGTTCTTTGATGTGAACATGAATCAAAAGCGTAAAAATGAGAGATTCTTCTTGAGTGAAACAAAAAGTGCTTACTATGGTTATGCGAAAAACTCGGACGCAGTAGGAACCGACAATACACTCGGTGGTAAACTCTTCAACATCCATCCAAACTATCTTGGAAAAATTTATAACCCCGATAGAAATTCTTTGATCTTTGAAGTTCCCGTTGGTGATGTGGTGAAATCAATCAATGCTATGGATTATAGAGCGATTAAGGAATTCCAAGTTGACTTTGGAGCCAGTGATGAAGTTTCCATCTCCAGTGGGAACTCACTGATTCGTTTCGTCGGTGGAGATGCCTCTGGCGGCCGCGTCGATGGTGCAGACTTGAATAACTACATCATGATTGACAATGATGGAAAAATTATGGATCTTCTTTCAGATGCTTTCGTCCTCCGTACCAATAACACAGACTTTGGCGACTTTGGTAAGTTGACCATCTCTAAGAATACAGGTGGTGGAACTGGAACGTATCCAGCTACTACAAAGTTCTCAATGATCGCTGCACTAGAAGTAAACCCAGGCGAAAACGTAACCAGTAGCCCGATCCGATTCAAGAGACTCAGAGAGTACACAGAAAATCTCCAAGTTTCGGACGTGAAAGTTACTTCAACTGGTCAGTATTACTTCGAACTCGACAAGGTAGATATTTACTCATACAACTCTGCCTTCGACGAAGGAGTAGGACCAACTGCTGATGCCTTCGATAAACTGGCATTGGACAATGGACAACGAGATAACTATTATGAAAAGGGAAGACTGTATCTTGTCAACAATGGCCTTGAAAACTTTGGAACAAGTGAACAAGTAGAAGATGGACTTGCTAACTTCGTCACTCCAATTCAAGTCACATATCGTTACTTTGAACACAGCGGTGTCGGGCCTTTCGTATCAGAATCTTATATTAACGAAAATCCAACCGGCGATGACTTAGAGTTCACCTTCGATGATATTCCAGTTTACACTTCTCCAAACATCGGTGATGTTGTTCGCTTGAATAAGGTAATCGACTTTAGACCAATATTCGATGGTACAAACTTTAGCGACATATTCCTTCCATTCAGTGGAAGAGCCTTTAACATCTCATACTCATATTACCTACCAAGAATTGATAGACTTGTAATCACAAGGGATAAACAGTTCAAGGTAATCAAGGGTGTGCCAGCAATCGAGCCAAAATCACCAGATCAAGTTGTTGACGCGATGGAACTTTATAAGTTCTACATTCCAGCGTACACATACAACTCTAAGGACGTAGTGTCGAAGTTTATCGAAAACAAGAGATTTACCATGAGAGATATTGGTAAACTCGAAAAGAGAATCGAAGAAATCGAATACTACAGTACCCTTTCTCTTCTCGAAAGACAAACCGAAGCTCTATTCATCAAAGATTCAAACGGAAACGACCGATTCAAGAATGGTATTATCGTAGATCAGTTTACTGGTCACGAAATTGGTGATGTTCAAAATCCAGATTACAACATCTCCATAGATTTTGAAAACCAAGAATTACATCCTCCGTTCATCAGTCGAAACATTGATTTCGATGTTCTGACAACAAATAGTCTATACAGAACAAATGATGATGTTGTAATGTTACCATTCACAACAGAATCAGCGATGATACAACCGTTGTCAACGAATACGGTAAATCTCAATCCATTCAACAATGTAAGTTGGTTGGGAACAGCGGTTTGCAACCCACCAAGTGACAACTGGTATGACCAAAACCAAAACCCAGATGTTCTTATTAATGTCGAAGGCGAAAACGATGCTTGGGAAAACTTGGGTTCATCTGCCTTCGGTACGAAGTGGAACGATTGGCAATCTTCGTGGGCTGGTGCTGAATACAACATCGACAAGGCACAAAAAAGTAACCAAGAAAAATCCAAGAGAGTTACAAAGGTTACACGAAACAAGGATCGAAAGGGAATAAGCAATAAGACGGTTCCCGATCGTATCACTAAGAAAGTAAATGATCGAATTGTGGATACGAGTGTAATTCCATTCGTGAGGTCACAAACTCTTGACATTACCGCCACAAACATGAGGCCAAATACGAGAGTCTATGTGTTCTTCGATGGTATCAACGTGAGTGAACAATGTACGTTTGTTGAAAATGGAACAACAAAGTCAATGATAAGTAATCCTCTTATCACTGATGAATATGGAAGAATTACATCTAATAAACAACTCAAATTTACAGTTCCGTCTGGTCAATTCAAGACTGGCCAGAAACTGATTCGAATCACCGACAGTCCTACAAATAATGTTGCGAGTGCTAGGACAACTGCTGAAGTTATCTTTGCTGCTCAAGGCATTTTGAACACAGATTCAATCAACTCAGTAAATACCAGATTACCTCATATCGTTAGAAATGGCGTCAATCAGGAAAACATCGTGACAACCGAAGGGTCCAGAATTGCAAGAGATCCTCTGTCACAGACCTTCAAGATTCTAGAGTCAGAATACCCTGATGGTGTTTACATCGACAGTGTTGATATTTACTTCAAGAGTAAATCAAACACACTACCAGTGACACTTCAGATCAGACCTACAATTTCTGGATATCCAAGTCCAACCACAGTATATCCGTTTGCAGAAGTTGTAAAGAATCCAGAAGAAGTTAATGTCAGTGATACTCCAGATGTTGCTGATGTTGGAAGTTCTACAACCTTTAGATTCTCAACTCCAGTTCACCTGGCGCCGGGAGAACATTCGGTGGTTCTTCTTTCGAACAGTGATGAATATCAAACATATATCGCTGTTCTTGGCGAGAATCAAATTGGAACTGAGATTCCTGTCACCGAACAACCAAACACTGGAGTTCTATTCCGTTCGCAGAATGCAGGAACATGGAAACCAGATAACAATTCCGATCTGATGTTTAGACTCAATCGTTGCAAATTTAATTACAGTGGACTAAAGACTCTGACTCTTCGCGAAAGAAAGGGATCGGATAACTATACAGGAATTGCGAAGATAGATTCTTATAATCTAAACGCGAGTGTAGTGAACTGGCCAAATTCAAGATATGAAATGAAACTCAGGTTCACTCCAAACGCTGGATCTTCCGTCTCTGCAACAAGTACCGAGTATCCAGTTTCAATAAACGAAACAGTTTCTCTTCGTGAGTCCAAGAAGGTAAATCTTTCTACATCTGATACGAATGACACATTGATTCTGAACGCAAATGTAATTGGTTCGGATGACAGAGTTTCTCCTGTGATAGATTTGAAGAGAATCTCTCTTTACGCCGTGGAAAATAGAATCGAAGGAAACAAAGATACAAGTGCGGGTGGGGATGGATACAATGGGGAACTCGAACCGAAGGCGAAACCAGTTCTGCCTGGTAGAATTCCAAGAGCAAGATACATCACTCGACAAGTAAATCTCGAAGATGGATTTGGATCAACGAACGTAAAGGTATTGTTGAACCAATACAAACCAACTGGTTCTGATATTCAAGTCTTTGTCAAACAACAATCCGAAGGTGAAGACACTCCGTTTGAGAACGTTCCATACTTGCAACTCACACCAAGTACCACTGAAAATCTTGATGGGTATCAAGAAGTGGAATATTCTTTACCTAAAGATTTAATCGAACCAATGGGCAAGTTTGCAATCAAGATATGTCTGTATGCAGATGGTTCTCCGAATAATACAGCCATCGTTCCACTGGTCAAGTCAATGAGAGTAGTTGCTCTAGCATGAGAAAGGAAAGTCTCATAAATATCGAAGGTAGAAATGATCTCATTCGAGATTCAAACTCGAAGGCAATTCTATCAAACAATCGAGAAGCTCTTCACGCATATAGAGAAAAGAAAAAACAACAAGATGAGTTCAACAAAATGAAAACAGAACAAAGTGAAATTCGACAAGAAATCAATGAGATTAAAGTGTTGTTGAAGTCTTTGTTAAACAAAGGGAATAATTGATGTCAGGTTACACACTGGATAATTTACAAATAACCGAAACCTTTTATGGGTGGTATAATAAAACAAATGAAGTCATCGACCTATTGAATTCTGTTGTCGGTGATGGTATATCAGGAGCTACAC